TAACAAGAGCTTCCTCAGAATCTTTTTCTGCTATACCACAGATTTTGATTTTGAACCAATTTTTGTGCTAAGTTGCTTATGCACTTTTTCGTGCGCTTTTTATGCACTTTCTACTTGACAAACACAATTTGAAATTATTGATTTAAAATGGCTTAGATACGTTGCCAAATTGGTAAATAAACGTGAATTTGGGATTACAAAATTCCAAATTAGATAATTGGACTTTAAAATACGACGTAAATGTGCCGTTTTTTAATTGAAATTGCCCACACTGTGCAAGTAGGGATTTTTTTAAAAATTTTTACTTCTTTGGAACTGTAAACTATGATAATATGGTGAATTTACTATTTTTTCAAGCTCTTTGAGACCAGAACCAGAACTATCCATAAAACCAGCATCAATACAAACCTCGGCTTGAACCCACCCGACACCAGATATTTTAAATTCAAATCCCTCTAATACAAGGTCATAGCAGTGTTTTTGATAGTTCCACGCATAACGGCGCATGAAAAGACAAGCCCCATGTTTTAGAGTTGGCTTAACTCTGTCTTATGTTTCAGAGTACTAAACTTTTCAGTTAATTCATGTTCCAACTCTTCAAAAGGGTTTTCAAATTCTATTCTTACTTTCATATTCTCACCGTCCAAAATGCAGTTGTTTCTATAGTATTGAATAAAGCTGTCGCACCAAATAAATGGTGTGACAGCTTCCATTGATGCTTTCAACGCTTGCAGCAATTTATACAATTTTTATCGAAGGACGGATTGCAAGCATAGAAATTTCTGGCATCCATTTTATCTTGAACCATCCTCATGGCTTCTCCAAAACGTTGGAAGTGAACAACCTCACGCTGTCTGAGATAGCGAATAGGGTCAATCACATCAGGGTCATCAGCAAGACGGAGAATATTATCATAAGTTGCACGAGCTTTCTGTTCAGCAGCCATATCTTCTGTCAAATCTGCAAAAGCATCTCCCTTTGATTGAAAAACAGCTGCTGTAAACGGAACACCTGACGGCGAAGCTGGATAAATCCCTGTTGTATGTTCCACGAAGTATTTATCAAAACCATATTTCTTGATGTCTTTTTCGGAAAGGTTTCTGGTAAGCTGATACACCATAGCGGAAACCATTTCAAGATGTGCGAGTTCTTGCAAACATCTATGTTATCGATTAAACTAAAAATCCGTCAAGCCCTAAAACTTGCCGGATTTTTTCAACTTTTCAACAATCAATTTCCACTGTATCAGATTTTACGATTTCTCCATCCAGCTTGATGACGATTTCAATCGCTCTTTTGCGTTTCATTTCGGGAACGTCTTCCGGCTCAACCTCCACCACGATAGGTGTAATTGCTTCAGCTTTTTCGAATCCATTGAATCCCCTGCCCTGAATAATTTCAGGGTAGTCAATGTAGCACTCATCAAGGTCAACATCTCCGGAAATGCCGTCAATTCTGCCTGTGTCCGATTTCTGCCACATCCCGAACTGACCGGAATAGGAAGTCTGCCCTACTCCATAATGAGCTACCCAGACAGCGAACCGTTCCCGAACTTCCGCAGTCAGATAATCTTCCAAATGGGACTTACTTGCATAAATTCCGACATAATACCCAGCCTTTTCGAGGGCTTCACAGAAAGTTCGAGCCACATAAGAACAATTTGCAATTCCTGTTGAGAACTGATTACTTTCCTCAATATCAAAGAAAAGCGGATATTCAAACTGCTTTCCCTTGACGGCATCCAAAAAACAAGTTGCTTCCTGAATTGCCTTTGCCCCCGTGGTTGCATAAGAATACCAATAAGCTCCCACTGGAATGCCCAGCTTCTTGCAATTTGCATAATATTCCTCAAAGCGAACATCCTTCTTTAAACCAATTCCAGCCCTCAGGATAACAAAATCAGCCTTACCGGAATTTTTGACTTTGTTCCAATCAATTTCACCTTGATGATAGCTCACATCAATACCATATTTCACCATAAAATCACCTCAAAATTAGGGAGCAACCCCAGTATAAACAGCCACATCATACATACCATTCGTATTCAAAAACACGTCAATAATTTTTGCCATGAGAATCTTTTCGTTCCTGATTAGGTTCATTGTCATCATCCTCCTTTTCTTTGAGTTGTTGCAATACTGCCTTCAGCTTCTTTGGCAGTGGAATTCCCAGCTTTGTTACATTTTCTAGGATGGAAAGTCCTTCATTGGCAAGAAAAAAGCCGATAACTCCACTTCTCATCATGCTGGAGCTACCTCCCAAAACCAACCAATCCAGCACATGAGCCACAATCACCACTACCAACATGAGACCTTTTCGCAGGATTCCCCAAAATCCTGTTCGGCTGTTAGGAGTTTTGTCTTTGAATGCATTGGCTACTCCTGTCAGATAGTCCAAAATCATGAACACCAATAATGCTTGTAAAAGTCCGTCCATGCCACCCAAAAGCAGACCTAATACCGCAAAGATTTCAGCAGACAGCCATTTCAGGAATGTTTCCAATTTCATCGGTATCACCCTTTCTTGAATACAATTTCATCCCCCAAATAGAGATGTTTGCAAGGATTTGCACCGAGGTAGAATTTTTTCACCTTGTCTGCACCCAGATACATTTTAGAAATTCCGCTCACACCAGCCCTTTGGATGTGTGGAAATCCCCAAAAATCTCTATCCATTGTCCAGACGGAATTTTTACCATTGAATGGGCTTGCAATTCCAGATTCGGTGAGGAAGGGCAACCCGAAAAATTGTTCATCATCCTGTGAAAATTGAACATCGCCATAATCGGCGAAAATGTGGAAGCCGGTCACTTCTGAAACGTCAATCCAAGATGTACCCGAAGAAGAGGAATCTTTAGAGAAAATGACCTTAATTTTTCGGGATTGTGTCAGACAAAAAGTATAAATTCCCTTTTTATAGCCGGAAGATGATACATAAGTTCCATCCGGATTGTATTGGAAGACGTTACAATACAACTCCTGATTGCTGAATACAATTTGACACTCAGAAATATAAATGTTAGAAAATTCCGCTGTCCTTACTCTTGCATGGTTATCCTGCGGAATGCCGGAGCTATCAAGCGTTCCGGATTCTAGTGCAGGAGTGAATATTCTCGTTTTATCCGTTGTCCATGACATGAAATCACCTCTTTTTTACATGGGGAACGCAACACATGAAGCCTTGACGCACGAAATCGAAAAACAAGATTTTTCTCATTCGTTTGTGTCAAGAGTGTTGCTTTTCCCCAAACCCCTTTTTATTTACGGAAGAAAGCCATAATCTTCTAAAAACGTCTTACTTCGCAATTGTTCCGCTGTGACCTGCTGAAATCCGGAAAGTGTCACACCAGAGCCGCAGAAAAGATGAGAAGAACTGATAATATGAATTCCACTTCCGTCCTGTTCTGCTAGTTATCCGTGTTATTTGCCATTTTCACACCCCATTAGTACCAGTCATCATTTTGAGCTGGACGGAGAATTTTTCCGCTTTTGGTTTTCTTTGCTTGTTTTCCGTATTTTTCAGACTGCACTTGTTCAATTAGTCTTCCAAATATTAACATAACATCATAAAAACGCTGAGAACGTACCCGAAAAGGGTCTAATGATGGGAAACGGTTACAAAGATTGATATTGATGTCAAAAAGTATCGTATATAAATCATCGTCAGAGGACTGCCCCTCCGGATTTAGTTTTTTTGGCTAACAGTATTCATTTCCATAATGGCATACTGGTATAACCCCTTGAAAATTTCAATCAGATTCTGCATTCTGGTGTTTCTGATTTCCTCATCTGTCACACCATCAAACAGGTCTTTCAGGAAAGGCTTTAATTGTCCGGATGCTTTCACGATGCAAGAAGCAATCTCCAGATTTTCCCCTGTCTTAATTTTGTCCAGCTCCAGCACGTTGAGAATGTCTTCCACTGTGCCATACATCAAGTCAACAGTCTCTGTTTTGTAGGTCTTGATAATTTCCCTACCTTTATAAATGTGTAAATTCAGTTCCATGTGAATTTCAGCTCCTTTTTTGTGAGATTTTTGCAAAAAGAGGGGTTCAAGCCCCTCTTTTGTTTTACGCTGCCTTTTTCAGTTCTGCAATGGTATCTGGTGTCTGCACCTTAGAGAAGAAACTTGTTAAGTCGCACTTATCATCACGTTCATCAATGATGACTGCTTTAGCTGCTTCCCCATTACGGTCAAACTTGTGTACTGTTCTATCACCAGAAAATACAAGTGTCTGATTGTTGCTGTCTGTGCTGTCATCATCCTGATTAGCCTCTTCATCAGGGATGTTAAATGTCCCTTTCAGTCGCCATACATAACGATATGTGCCATCGGTCAAAAGGATTTTGTAGCCAATTGCAAAATATTTCGTTTTTGACATGGTGTCAATAAATGCCCCTGTATCACCATCAATTTCTTTACCTGTCAAATCTGCGAGGGTTGCCAAATCCAGAGCAGGAACAACAAGACTCACTTCGTCAGACCCCTCGGAGCGAATGACAATCATTGCTTTGTTGTCATACCACTTCTTAGCAGTGGAAGTTTCTACATTTTTCTGGATTTGTGCGACTGGCGCAAGCGACTTGACAATACCAGTTTCATATCTTGTGCTTTTGTCAATTGCTACTTCCGCATAAACAAGGCTTTCGCAGCCTCTGAATTCTACCACATTTCCCTGTGCTTGTGTATCAGCCATTTGTTACACTCTCCTTTTGATAGTAATTGGTATAGCGAGCTTCGAAAAAAGCTCCTGTATGCGTTGGGCTGTCAACAGGAATGTCAATAGACTTTCCGTTTGTTTTCCAGCCGTTTCTTTTTAGTAACTGCCGTGCCTGTTCTGTGACCTGCTCCACTCTGATGGGGTTTACAGAGTAAAAGTAGACATAAAATCCATAAACACAGCGGTTAGATTGATTATCATAATATGCTGATTCCGGATTCTCATAGTTCCAGAATGTGAAAAAGTCATCCGGATAGCTATCAATATTATCAATGCTCCCCTGCAAGAATACCGGATAATTCAGCGATTCCAAAAGGGAAACTAACATATTTTTCATTTCATTGCCCTCTCTATCGCTTTTTCCATGGCTTCACGCTGAATTTGCTGTACTTCTTTCTTGGTTTTCGCTCCATAGATAGCATCATACAGCTTTTTGTCTGGCTTGATATGGGGTTGACCGAAAACCGTTGTCCCATACATCAGGAATATAGACGGAAGACCGCCATCTGAAATATGGAAACCAACGTTTTCTGTTGAGCTGTCCCCTGTCCACTCTACAGTTGGATTTTGGTCAAGAGATTTTCCGGTGTCGCCTGTCTTTTTATGGGGAGCAATAGCAGACTGCAATTTTTGTGTTACATGAGTATGAGATTTTTTCAAGGCTGTTTCCGTTGCTTCTTTTGCATTTCCGTTGACGGCTTTTAGCTTTTTTAGCATGATGTCATAGCCATCAAAACTCATTGCAAGTTTATTTTTTGCCATTTCAAGCACTCCCTTTGATGCGTTTGACCTTAAAAATCAAGTATCGGTTCTCCATATCTGGATTTTCAGGCTCGCCCATGACTTCATAGGTTCTTCCATCTGGTAACTGCATCTGACATCCCTTTTGGATGTCTGAGCGGTATCGCATGGTGACTTGTGCCGTCTCTTCAATGACAGTCAGACCATTGACAACCGTTTCAGTTCCGCCGAAGGACTTCCAGTTTGCCCATACCAAATCTGCACGGATGGTATTCTCACGATAGGCAACCCCGTTATATTTCTTGATTTCCCCTGCTTTCAGGAGTATAACAGGAGTTCTGAGCTGTTTCCTTGATTTTGGTAGGTATATCATGTTGCCACCTCATACGCTGATTTATAGGACAGTTGCGCTACCCTATCATAGAAAAATGGAGAAAACTTGACAGCTCCGCCGTCATTGTCCCATAAATCAGATACTCCCCTTGCAATCACTCCGGCAGATGCAAGGGCTATTTCTTTGGAAACTCCGGCATTTGTCATATAGTCAAGTACTTCGTCAACATAAATTGACAAAGTTTGATTCACCTCATCACCTGAAAATCCCATTGCTGTCTTGACTTTTTCAATCAATGTTGCATCTGCCATGATTCACACTCCTATCAAGTTGCCAGCTTAACGACTTTTACAAGACTGGTTCTGTCTACTGCCTTGCCATCGACACTCATGACAGCTTTGGTCAAATGGTCTTCCGTATCCCAATCGATTTTGGACTGAACACCGAGGTCATAAGACGTATTCAGCACATAATCAGAGAAATTGAACAGGAAGGCAACAATAGTATCTGCTGTTACCGTCTGTGCAAAAGATGCCATATACTCGCCACAGAGGACGACTTCACGTCCAAGCAGCACTCTGACCGGCTTGCCCGTAATACCGCTGTCTACTCTGGCAATCGGCTGACCGTTGTTGTCTACCATGCCCGCAAATCCCATAAATGTGGCTTTTGTCATGCACCATTTTGCACCATTTTCATACTGCTGCGGAAGTTTGGCTTCTGCATCAATAAGAACCTGATAATCCAGGATGCCGTTCGTTCCGGCTTCGATTTCTACTACTTTATCCGGCTTCGTTGCCTCATTCGGATTGTAGAAGATACCTGTCGGATTTCCGGCAGTACCGTCATCATTAGAAATAATCTTGCTTGCGCCGTCTGGAAACACCAGAATTTTTACCGCCTTTACTTCTCATTTCCTTTTGTTCCTGTTCACTTCTTTGCGTAATGGGAATCAGGTCTTGTTTACTCAAAATTTCACCGCCTTTTTCAGTTCAGCTTCTGAAAATATTTTTTCTTAGTCATTTCCAAAAACAACCGCCAACTTCTCTAATTTGTGTATGTGTACCCATACGTTAGTGGGGAATTTACGCCTTCGGAGTGTCATACCAAACATGAGTAGATAATGAGAAATCATATCAAAAATGGACACGTTGAACAAGGAATGAAACATAAAAGTTCACTTTATAACTTTTTATAAGTTTTCAGTAACGGAAAATACAAATGGCATTTGTAAAAGATGTGGTTGCAGAGGACGGACTTGAACCGCCAAACTCTAGGGCATGAACCTAGTAAGCTTCCAATTGCTCTACTCTGCCGGTTTCCGGACAATCAGACCGCTGTCTGGAGGATAAAAAGAACTATTATATGAAGAAAATACCCCTGCTTTTAGTATATATAATAGTATTCCCTTTGTCAACTAAAAACAAAAAATATGAAAATAAAGCAAAAAATATGAAAATTTTGCACCCCTGAAAGAGATTTCAAGGGTGCTTTTCTCCGGTTAGTAAAAACAGCAAGTCAATATCAAGTTCTTTTGAAATGGTGATGATGCTTTTTGCGTCTGGAATCAATTCATTATTTTCCCATCGGCTGAGCGTGGGAACACTGACGTTCAAAATTTTTGCAAGTGTTTTTTGTTTCATGTTATGTATTTTTCGGTATGTACGGATTCTTCCGCCGATGGTTTGCATCCCTTCTGGTAGTGGCATTTTGACAGCTCCTTTCTTCATTTTTGTGACGAGGTTCTATCAATTTCCATTATAGCATATTTCCCGATTTTAAGCAACATTGCAAAAAGTATTTTTACTTTAAATTTTTTCCAAAAGGTTCGATGACGATTTTAAAATATGGCATAACACTAAAAATTCGATGACTATATTGTAAATGGGCAACCATAATGAGGTTATATTAATGTTAAATTACATATTGTGAAGTGTTTTTTTATGCAATTATACAAAAATGCGGAATAAGGATTGACATTTTATTAGAAAAAGTGTAGAATATATAATGTATTTTTGTATATTTTGAGTTACCTAGTCTCAAACTATCATTGTTAGATTACTTAGGATTACCAGAAAGGGTGATTGAATGGAACTGATTATAAATCATATTGGGAAAGTCAGCTCTGCTGATATTAAACTGGATGGGATTACTGTAATCTGTGGAGAAAACAATTCTGGAAAAAGCACTGTTGGAAAAATTTTGTTCTCCTATTTTAATTCCATGTGTGATTTTGAAAGTAAAATTAATAGACAGAGGGATACAGAAATTATGACGGGTATCTGGAGACGTGTTGTAAGTTCAGAATCCCTTTCATCTTATAAAAAAATTTCTGAGGAGCTATTGAGTTATATTGAATCAACTGACGAGCATACCCCAGAAAATATTTATCAATTTTTGGAACAATTTCCCCAAATCAAACAAAAAAGAGATGTCGCTAACGATATTTATAGTATTATCAATACTCCAAATGAATCCTTATTTAATGAGTATATTTTTCGTTACTTCATGGATATATTTAACTGGCAATTGAAAACAGAAAACGGTAGTGCAAAAACAGCTTTTGTGAAAACAATATTTAGAAACGGAATCAACTCTGTTCGGTTTTACCAAAAAAAATGTGTACTCAAGCAAGAAATTCCCATTATGCATCGTGCATACTATATTGACAACCCCTTTGTTCTTGACTATTTAAATAATCATGTGTCGTTAAGATTGCTTGATGAACTTGATAGAAATGTAATCAATACTATTCAGGAAGCACAAAGGGAACAATCTGCAAACAAAATGGTTGATATTTTTGATTCGGTTGCTAATAAAGAAAAATTAGATACTATAAGGGAGATTTTAAAACGTGCTTATTCTGGTAATACCATAATTAAAAACGGAATTTATTTTTATCATGAAGGAAGTCGAGATATTGATTTCAGAAACATCTCGACTGGATTGAAAGCATTTGCTTTGATTGAACGATTGCTTGAAAGTGGAAAATTAAAACCCAAAGATGTGCTGATTTTAGATGAGCCAGAAATTCACCTGCATCCCGAATGGCAATTGATTTATGCTGAATTGATTGTACTCCTTCAAAAGGTATTTGACTTAACAATTTTGATAGTAACTCACAGTTTTCATTTCTTTGAATCATTACTTTTTTTCGTAGATAAACATGGAATTTCTGAAAGAGGAAATTATTATATTCCCAGAGAAACACCAGAAGGATTTGAAATTTCTTCTTCAGAAAATAGTATTCATGAGATGATGAAAAGTCTATCAAATCCAACTTTTGAATTAACTGACATGAAATTTGAATATGAGATGGAGCAAGACAATGGAAGTAAAAAGGATTCAGAATGAACATTACTCAAAATTATGTCATCTTCTGAACACATATTGCCAAGATGATACTGTTGCTCAGAAATGCACTTCAACTATGCGTGAGGCATCTTATGATGATAATGGTGACTATTATGTATATTCGCTTTCACAAGATATGGAAATTATTAAGTTAGATGATTTCACAAAGTATTTTAATGAAAGGCGTAAGCAACTTTGATATTCTACTGCACAAGAAATGAGTGCTGTTGATGCAGTTTGTATCAACAGCACTGGAGAGTGGTTTTTAATAGAATTTAAAAATCAGCCTCTTGATAATTCAATATCAAGTGTGAAAAAGAAGATTTTAAGCAGTTTGTGGCTTTTGTTTTATATCTATTCTTATACCGATAATAGTATTGATGATGTAATTGAATTTTCAAAAAATAATGTTACATACATTGTAGTGTACAATAAAGAGAAGATTGAACAGGATGCAATGAGAATAGAACAAAAAGAAGCACAAGGGCAACACTATACGCCCCACAAACTTGCATCATATAAAGACTATTGTTTTAAAGATATTTATATTTACACAGACCAACAATTACGAAATTTTATCTATAAATTTGATAAAGATTAACTTTTCCTCCATGACTTGTTCCGTGAAAACTGCCGTCAAGCTCGCTAATGTGCTGGGTGTTTCACTGAATGAACTGTGCATAGATGCGGACAGCTCCGACTAATGCAAGGGGCTGTTGCAAGTGAAAGAATAGAAAAAATTTTATTGTTGCAACAAATTTTGCTTATTTTTCTTCTAAAAATTCCTATTTTGCGTAGTGCGATTTTGAAATTTGAATGAAAAAATAATACACATTTGAAAGAAATTTATTGTTGCAAGTTACTTTATTGCGCCATGACCTGAACAAAAAACAACGAAAAATAGGGCTGTTGCACCATTTATTTCGGTGCAACAGCCCCTTTTCATACCGTTTTTTTGATGAGGTCAATAAAATATTTCTTTCTGATTTTCCATTGTCTGCATAGGTCTTTCACCATGACGATAAACAGATAAGAAGTATCAGGAATGTTGCCGGAACAGCTAAAAATATGTCTTTTTTCGTCAATCTCAAATGTAACAAGCGAAGAAATTTCGTATTTGTTAAAAATCTTTCCCATTTCTTTCAGTAGCTCTCCTAAACGTTCCGCATCTGCCGGACTGATTTTTTCATGCTATCACCTTCTTTCTTCGTGTTCGGCAAGTGTCCTATAAATTATGTTGCCTTTGTTGTCAATGCCTTGATAAAATTCAAAAAAAGCACCGCCGTCACAGAATTCCTCATCTAAATATACTTCTGGTGGGATTGTTCCCAGCAAGTCAAATAAACGTATTTTCTTTGGCTTCATGTTATCACCTTCTTTCAAATTTTTCTGCGTATTTGACCTAAGAACGAACCGGAACTTGGTTGATGATTCTCCATCTTAAATTTCTTGAGAGTAGTTTTGATTTCTATTTTGAAAGCGTTGAAAGCCTCAACAAGGGAATGAAAATCCGCTTTGAGCTGTTCCAGTTCCTCTCTTTGTCTTTCAACTTTCAGACGGAGTAACTCATTTTCTTCTTCCAGAAGTTTGACACGCTCTTGCATCCGGATAAGTTCTTCATCACGGAACTTGTCTTTCTGCCTTTTTCTCTTCCGGAGTTCTTCCATCCGAAGTCTTGATTGTTCACGCTCTACTTCCTTCCGACAGGTATCACAATACATAATCTTGATGTGAGAAAAGTAATCGGAATCAGACGTTGAGATGAGTTTTCCGCAAACTTCACAATACTTATTTTCTTCGCTCATCATACGGCTTTCACTCCCCTTCTGGTATGCTTCGGAGCTGATTCCGTAACTGATTCCGTAACAACGGTACTATGCATTTCGTCAATCTGATGGGAAAGGGAAGTGCGGAGTTGTTCACGTTCTTCATAGACTGTTTCGAGCATGAGTTGTGTTGACTTCCTGCCGTCCATCCAGAAACGGAAGGAATTTTGCTTTCCGGTGACGGCAGAGCCACAGCATTTACTTTTTATCGATATATCGATACTTTTTAAGTTACATTTCTTCTAAAAATCGAATTTATGCTACTATGCAAAGTTACAGTGTTTACCTGATAAAAAGAAATTTGAATTTAACCGCATAAAATCGGGATTTTTACGAATAACATCTTTTTTAGTCTGTGCTGAATATTCACTTCAATTATCACTATTTTTAGCCATAAATCTCTTTATTCTAATAATTGGCTATATATTGAGAAAAAGTAAATGCTGTAGCCCTGCCGGTGACGGCATCAGACCAACTCATTTCGAGGGGCTTTTCTCTCACTTCCGGAGCAGTCAACTCCAGTTCTGTGATAAGGTTCTCAATGCTTTCCAGCTCGTTGATGGTCTTCCCCATTGCTTGATGTAATTCCCTGACCTGTTCAAAATCATAAGTAGTGTCTGTTTCCTCAGAGGGAAGGGAATGCGGAAAGTACAGCTCCCTCACCTTTTTGAGAATCCATATCACCAAGCCGATACAGATTCCAGAAAAAATAGCTTCCATAGAAATCCTTTCCGAAGTCTTGACAGGAAAGTAAAAATATGGTATACTATTCCTATCGAGACTTCTATGGTAGGTTTAGATAGTCCATTTGACAGCTCCGGTTCTCACATCCTCCGGAGTTGTCTTTTTTATTTGCAAAGTAACTTGTCCAGTTCGTAAAGGCGATTACAGTAGTCAACTTCTTTGTCGTAAAGTTCCAGTGCTTCATAGACTGTTCCAATGGTGTTAGGACAGAAAAACGAAATACTACCACCACTACCATCTCCAAATTTTTTGCTCATGCTTTCAGCTCCTCTCTTTCACCTCAACTGCTTGGAATGATTGAAGATATTGTCAAGCATCTGAAAATATCGCCTTACAGACCAGATACCGGAGAACCAGACAGGAGTATACCAAATATCTGACCCGTTGTCTGATTCTAGCAAAGGGTTCATCAGACTGTCTCCTATCTTGATTTTAGCAGCAAACCCCAGCAAGCTCAGTTGCAAATAGCACATCATGGCTGATACCTGACTCAAATCCTGTGCGTACAGTACAATGTAATCTTGTGCATTCAATCCAGTTCTGGAAATGCTACGCCGAAATTCATGTCCGGCAGCAATCAGCAACGCTCCGCCACCACACGCACAATCCAACACTGATATAGGCTTTACATCCTCAGCATTGTGGATAGGTTCACCAAGTTGAGCTTTTGCCATCATCTGACATACATGATACGGCGTGAAAAACTGTCCGTGCCAGTGAGAACCAAGGTCTAATGTCATGTACAAGTCTCCAAGAAAGTCCTGTTCTGGATTGGCTTGTAATTGCTGAACGATTTCTCCGAAGATTTTAGGGAATGTCTGTTGATGCTCTGGAATG